TGGAATATCAAATATTGATATTTTTACTGGAAAAACTTCTCTCTTTGAATTTACAATGCCTTATTATCATAACCCATGCACATATGATGAACTTGAACGTTATATTTCTATTTATAATCCTAACGAATGTGTTATTTTATCTAATCTAGAAGAATATATTATTGATGATATTATTAATTTTACTAACATTCAATGCTCAAAAATACATAAAATTATTTTAAATAACAAAAATAATAAAACCAGCAATAGTGATTTACATAAAAATGCTGAAAATGCTGAAAAACAAATATATCAACAAGAAATTATTAAACGCTTTTACCCTTTTGATAATGAAGAAATTATTATTAATGAAATACAAAATTATTGCTTTGCCTCACAATCGTTTTGTTATTTACTTGATTTCGTTTACAAACATAATCCTAATTTAGTATCTAAATTATCAAAACCATTATATGAAAATTATACAGAACGTCTTATATTAGCTAATCATTCTCTCAAACAATTAAATATTATTTCAGACAATAGATATAATGGTAAATTATCTTGCGTCAGTAAATTATTAAATAATTGTGTTACACCTATTGGTAAAAGAAAATTTCAATATAATCTACTTAATCCTATTACAGATATTGAAAAATTAAACAAATCATATAATATTACAGATTATCTTTTAACAACTGACTGGAATAAATACAAAGAATTACTTGAAGAAATTAGAGACTTAGAAAAATTAAAAAGAAAATTAGTTATGAAAAAAATTACACCAAAAGATTTTAGTATTATTTATAATAATATTTTACTAATTGATAAAATTAACATTCTCATTAATAAAGATAAAAAATTAAAACAATATTTTCAAGATGAAAATATAAATAATATTAAAAGTAAAAGTGAAACTATTAAAAAAATTATTACTGATTTTTTTGACTTAGATAAAGCGAAACATATTGATGATATTAATAATATTAGCGATAGTGGTAATAATTCTCTCAAAAATATGTTTTTTATTAATAAAGGATTATATGAAAAAGTAGATAATGGTTATAAAAAATCTATAGAATCGCGACAATTAATTGAATGTATTAGAGAGAATTTTTCAAATATGATTAAAGAATTTGAAAAATCAACAAAAACAACAGAATTTGTAAAATTACATGAAACACCCAAAATGGAACCTACTCTTATTTCTACAAAAAGAAGAACAACATTTTTAAAAAAATCTTTTGAAAGTAGAGAGAAAAGTATTGAACTAAAATATAAATCTGAATTTACTGATACCGATGAAACATTCAAATTAGACATTGACAATATTGATTTTATTCCATATAATGGAAATAATAGTAATGTATGTATAACAAATAGTAGTATTAGAAATATTGCTGTATCAATCAATAATTCAAAAAATGAATTACTGGGAATATTAGAGCTATATTATAGCGAATTTGTAAATAAATTTATTGATAATAACAATATTTTAGATGATTTAATTCAATTTATTAGTGAAATTGATATTTTACAATGTAAATGTTTTATAGCATCAAAATATAATTATTGTAAACCTATTATTACACAAAGTGAAAAATCATTTTTTAATTTTACAGGTATTCGTCATTGCCTTATTGAACAATTAAATACTCGAGAATTATATGTAACAAATGATTTAGAATTAGGTAATACAAATAAAAAGGATAATAGTAATGGTATTTTATTATATGGCACTAATGCGGTTGGTAAAACTAGTTTTATTAAATCAATTGGGATTTGTATAATTATGGCTCAAGCTGGTTTATTTGTTCCTTGTAAAACATTTGAATATTATCCATATAATTATATTTTTACAAGAATTTTAGGTAACGATAATATTTTCAAAGGTCTCTCTACATTTGCGGTTGAAATGTCGGAGTTAAGAACGATTTTACAATTTTCAAATAAAAATAGTTTAATTTTAGGTGATGAATTATGTTCTGGGACTGAAAGTGATTCTGCTCTAAGTATTTTTGTTGCTGGATTAGAAGAATTACATGAAAACCAAAGTTCATTTCTATTTGCTACACATTTTCATGAAATTGTTAAATATGAAGAAGTAAAAAATTTGAATAAAATTAAACTTTATCATATGGAAGTTATTTTCGATAAGTCTACAAATAAACTAATATATGACCGAAAATTGAAAGAAGGTCCAGGTGATAGTATGTATGGTTTAGAAGTATGTAAATCTTTAAATTTACCACAAAATTTTCTAGATAGAGCGCACGAACTTCGTGTAAAATATAATAATGTATATAAAAATATTTTAGATATGGATACAAGCAAATATAATAGTAAAAAAGTTAAAGGTATTTGTGAAATGTGTAATCATAATATTGGAACTGAAATACATCATCTAGAATATCAAAAAAATGCTAATAAAAATGATTATTTAGAAGAAGGTTTTCATAAAAATCACGTTGCCAATCTTATAAATATTTGCGAAGATTGTCATAATAATATTCACAGAAATGATAATAAGAAAACCAGTGTTAAAAAAAAAATAGTTAAAAAAACTAAAACAGAAAATGGATATGAAATTATATAAATAATATTTTATTTTTATTTTTATTGAGATATATATAATGAGTTCTCTTGTAATTCAATATTTCAAACAAAATATAGATAATATTATTTTAGTAGCAATCTTATTTATTACACTTCTTGTTGTTTTTGCTATGTTAAATGTTAATTTTACTCCATTAGTTAGAAAATCACTTAAAAAAGTTGTTACAATTGAACCTTTACAAAATAATAATGATAATACTAAACCGAAATCTTTTCACGATAGATTAACAAGTTCTTTCTGTGATAAAAGCAACAGTCCATCACAACAAGAAGAAAAATGTGAAAAATTAAATAAAAATTCATGTAATTCTACAAGTTGTTGTATATGGTTAAGTAATAATACATGTGTAGCAGGCGATAAAGGCGGTCCTGTTTTTCATGGTAAAAGAATGCCAACCATGGATGGTATTAATGTAGCAAGTGAAGAAAAACATTCTGGTATAGATCATGGTCAACATTGTAATAGTATTGATGGTAAAAAATGTTTTACTTTAGATTATTTTTATTTTAGAAACAAATGTAATGATGCTCGTGGAAAATGTCCAAAAAATAATTAAAAATTTTATTTTATTATAAAATTGATTTAATGATTATATAATATTATTAATTATTATATAATGATTATTCCTATTAAATGTTTTACCTGCGGAAAAGTTTTAGCGGACAAATATCGTTTTTATGAAAAAGAAGTTCGAAAAATTAAAATGAATGAAAAATTAGAAATTAATAAAGTAATGTATTTAACAGATGAAAATATTGACAAAACCCCTGAAGGTATAGTTTTAGATAAACTAAAACTTAAAAAATATTGTTGCCGTAGACATATGTTATCTCATGTAGAAATTGATTAATTTCTTTATTATATATATATGAAAAATTCGAGAAAAAAATTGCTTAAAAAAAGAAAATATATGTCTAAAAAAGGGCATCTTTCTAGAAAACATATGTCTAGAAAAAGACATATTTCTAGAAAACATATGTCTAGAAAAAAACATGTTTCAAAAAAACATCTTTCAAAAAAACATAAAACTAAAAAATATAAAGGAGGGTATGGTTTAGGAGCAAATCCATTCCCTCAAACTCCAGGTGCATGGAATGTTGATAATATGGGTAACTATTTTTTATTTAACCCTCATGGTCAAGTTACTGGTGGTCCGGACCCTTTCTTTGGTAAAACACATCCAGAACCTACAATGACGTATGGTGCTTTTAAAAGCAGTCTAACTCCATATCAAAAAGGAGGTATGTTTGGTCAAGGTTTAGTCAACTTATATAGAAATGGTATGAATAATCTAGGTAATAATGCACCATTTTTAGGAAGAGTATATAATGGAAAACATCCTATTACATCACCATCTCCTACTATTCAACCGGCCATGGAAACTAATACTATTATTTCTGGACCATTGCCTGATATTGAAAAAATTAGAAGCGATTCAAAAACTTTAGCATCGAAATTTTAAAAATATATTTTCTATATATATTTTATAATGTCTTTATTTGATAAATTAAATAAATTATGTACTCCCGCTTATATCTATTTTACGATATCATTATTTGCGATTGTATTCATAATTATAGAAAATGTAATGTATGGTTCTGAAACTAGATATTGTGTAGGTTCTTATGAATGTGATGTCTCATCTACATTTTTAGTATTTTTATTTAAATTTTTATATGTTATTTTCTGGACAATAGTATTAGATGCTTTATGTAAATATGGTTACTCTAGATTATCTTGGGTTTTAGTAATTTTCCCATTTTTATTATTAGCAACATTAATAGGATTAATTTTCTTATCATAAAATTATTTTAATTATACGTGATGATAGAATAATACAATTTTATTATATATTATTTTATTCTTTATAATATATAATATGTCTGGATTTATTAAAGATAATTTTACAAAAATTTATAAAAATAATAAACCATGTATCAGCACTTTAGGTTGTGGTTTACCAGGTGTTTCTCCAAAATTAATAGGGGGTGGCGCAGGTGCCTATAATCAAAGTTCTGGCATGGATGGTGCTAATGGTCGTTCTATGAATAGAAAAATTTTAAGAGAATCTTTTGGTAACAGAGCATATATTCCTTTTGAAAATTCAAAAGTTAGTCCTATGTATTATAAAAACAAAGGACAAACACTAATTACACCTTTTAGAGCTGCTATGAATGCTGGCGATGTTAACGGAACAGTAAATGAATCAACCAATCCAATTTTTGGAATACCTGCTAATCAAGTAACAGGCGTTAATCCTTCATTTTCAAGTCAATCACTTGCTGGATATAAAGGTTTGGCTGGCAATATTCAAACAACTGGAAATTCGGCATATACCGGTAATCCTAGATATGTATATGATGGTTCTGACTATGTAAGATTTAAAAAATTGAATTCAATTAATAATAATTATAACGATATCTCATTTGGAGGTGATCAACATAGCACATCTCAATCTGCTTTAAGAAGAGTTAGAAGATAATAAAATAATTTTAAGAAAAATTTGTGAAATATATTATATACTTAAAAATATAAGATTATAATATATTAAATGGATGAAAATATACCATGGAAAATTATAGATAAATATTTTAAAGATAATCCTCAAGCATTAATTAAT